TTAAACTCACGAGTTTGAACCTCATAAAGGTCCGCACGCGGAGCACGCTTAATTTCAGTCTCTATTTTTTCAATTTCTTGAGCTTCAATGATTCCGTTATTCCAGACCCATTCGACACCTTCCATAATTCCATTAACAAAAGCGTTCGGTGCAGATGGATCTTGTACGATATCAACCGTATTAAGAATAAAGTCATCCTTGACATAAGCAGTACCATTCCGCTGCTCAAGGCTACCCATACCACGAGTTGAGACACCTAGTTGAACACCACCTTCGAGAAGACCTTTGACAATCTGACCCATTGGAGTATCCAATATACGTGCCTTACCCATCACATTACTTCCCTCCATTTTGAGATCGGTAATAAGATGAGATACTTTATCTAAGTTAACAGTAGGACCATCTGGATGGTTTAATTCACCTACTGCTCTCTTAGCCTTAACCTGTTCTTTGACATATTTATTTACGGCCTTTTCCATGATTGGCTTTGGATAAATTCTGCCATTTCTATTCTTTGATTCTGCTTGGGCGAATACACCTTCGATGATATAGTCTTTTTTACCGTCTTCTTTTGCTTCTACGATACATTGTACATCTGTTTCAGTATATTCTGTAATCAGTTTCATCTAATTGCCCTTAGCTTGCTTAATAAACTCTCTACCCATCTTCTCAGCTTCACGCTGAGTACGATATGCATCTAACCTTTCACCGTCGATATAGGTAACAAACTTACCCTTGTCTTTGTGAATCATTAGAGTCACTCCGCTTATTTTTTTATCATAAGCATGCTCACCTGGTGGCATACCCTTAGATATTTTTTCACGAAGTTGACTAAAGTTCATTAGTTTTAAATCCTTTGAGTTTATTTATAAGAATAAATTATTCTACTTCTTCTAATTCTAACTCATCAATAGCAGATTCAATTTCTTCATCTGTGACATCATCTACATCGATATCATCATCCTCATCTTCCATTTCAATTTCTTCTTCCGGCTCTTCACCGTTAAAGATCTGACCAGCCACAGCAATCTTTTCTTGCTCTAGAGCATCATTCATTCTATCATGCATCAGTTCTTGAAACGTAGGACCTGCTTTCGCGAAATCCTGATTAACAACACTATTAATTAAATCTTCAATACTCATAATTTATTCTCCGGTTTTGAATTAATATTTATATATATTCTAATATTTGAGCGCCTGATGAACTACTAGGTTTTGAGTTACATGTAAAAAATTTATTACCATCACTTTTCAACTCTATGCAATTATAACCAGGTAGTGTTTGTATATAAGACGGATCTGCAGATATTGTAGCTAAATCCCAAGCTGTTGAGAGAGAATATTGTGAGACTCCATCTCTAGTATACCCTGCAACATACATTTTTGTTCCATCAGGTTTAAATGTGATATCAGCTGGGTTAGTTTCTGGAGAAGTTGATCCAGCAGCTGTAGAAGATTTGATACCTGAAGTTACTGACCAGGGCGTAGAAAGATCGTATGTCCACACTCTATCATAATTTCGTTCTAGTACAAAAAGTTTAGAACCTGAATCTCCCACATATACACCAGCGCATCCACTCCCTCCAGAAAACGCTGCCATAGTTAATCTACCTACATATGAAAGAGTAGACACGTCCCATGAAGTTGTAAGGTTAAACTCATAAATTGCTTCTGTTCCTCCGTCCCAAGATGCATATATCTTAGAACCATCAGGTTTAAAAAATGCATCGGTAACTCCTGTTCCTCCTCCAGTCGCTACACCTGCATTAGTTATAACAGTACTAAAATTATTACTATTACTGCTAAGAGTGGCACTAGACAAATCAAAAGCTGTTGATAAGGAATATTGATATATAGCACTTCCACCTCCAATAGTATATAACTTAGTACCACTATCTCCTAAACGCACTTTATAAATCTTTGAAGCAGCAAAGTCATTTGTTTCACCATATATATTATACGTGTAATTTAATGATGCATTAGAAACATCCCAATTCAAACTAAAAGATAATGTAAAGCTATTAGCTCCAGATGTAGCAGTGTTTATACCATCAGTTGCGGTAAATGTTAAATCAAAAGTGGTGGCATTACTAGCGTGTGGAGTAACAGTAAACACGCTACTATCTTGAGTTACAGTAGATCCGTTTAAAGAACCAGAACTAACACTATAATTGTATGTAAGAGGAGTTCCATCTGAATCAGTAGCAGCTACAGTAATAACAGTGGCTGAACCATCTGTCGCTAATGTAAACGGAGTAATTCCTCCATCTGAATCTAATACAGATGTAATAGAAGGACTAGCATTAGTAAGAGCAATACTATACCAACCTGTACCATTTGAAATATAAAGTCTATCAGAATCATTGATAAAGGCTTTAGTACCGGCGGCAATACCGGATAGCGGTAAAGCAGCTAAAGAGTCATATTGATTAGCGCTCACTCCAGCAGACGCTATTTGACCATCTGCTGTAAACACATCATTCTTTATTGCTTTACTTAACCTACGTGCCACTAAAGTACTTCTACTAGTCATAATCTAACCTTCTAGTGAAGCTGTTGGTGGTGTAAAGTTTGCGGTGTATCTTGCTAGACCATTTGTAATTCGCACATCTTGGATGTATCCATTCCAAAAATAGGTACCAACTCTTGACATTCCGATTTTAAAAGTAGATGTTCCGTTATAGTTGTGTGAATGACTTGAATTACTAGCAACACTAGTACCGTCTAACCAAAGATCAAGTTGTGTTCCTGATCTGGTAACTGCTATATGATGCCAAGTATATGCAGTAATCGTTGAGACGCTTTGAATATAATCCGACACGCTAAACCAATCATAATAAAGTGTACCATTTGATAAAAGAGCCAGCATAAACTCATCATTGCCATCACCTGTACCAGAACCCAATAAAACTCTGGTAGCACCAATAGCCTCATTTAAGTAAAACCATCCTTCAACAGTAAAATCACCTGTACCAAAATCTCCCTGTAAATTTTTATTGGTATCAATATAATCTCCACTCCCATCAAAATACATTGATTTTGAACTAGCAAACTTAGCCTGAGTAGTTGAGCCAGTAGTATTGCCAACCAGCTTTAAGTTAGCTCCTTGAGCTTTATCTATGATTGAAGCATCGGTGCCTTTGATATGCAATTCTGTGCCAGATGAAGATAGTGGAGCAGTAGGTGGAGTAAATTCTCCAGAATATATTACGCTCTTATTAATTCTAAGATCTGAAATATATGCTTTAGCCTGCGTGCTGCTGTTCGATAGATATAACCACGGTTGCCCGACTTTGTAATTTACACTAGAATAAGTGTGGGAGTCTGACCTACTAATTATTTCTTTACCGTCAACATAAACTTTAAACGTCGAACCGTTATGAACAGCAGCAACGTGGTGCCACCCTACTCCAAATACCGTAGCAAAAGGATCACCGTTGCCAGCCCAAAGAAGATTTGTTCCAGTAGTAGAATTGAAAATATATGCCCCATATCTTCGAAACTGTATTCCATATTGAGAACTTAAATCTGTGGTTGTAAAGTATCCTCCGTATGTTGTCTCACCGCCTGTTCCATCATCATATATCCACATTTCTACAGTAAATGTTGTACCCAATCCACCTGAAGATAATGTTCCCGATAAATGACCCCCATTAGCCTCAATAAAAACAGAACCACCGTGATCAGTTGCTGAGTATTCAAGGTAATCGTAAGGACTAAATGGTTTTGTTGAGGTGTTGCCGTTTATTGTAATTGAGTGATTGTTAGTTGAACCATCAGCAATGTATGGTAGGTGGCAAGTAAGAAGTGAAGTATTAGTAACCGCTTGTAGGCGCTCTGTAGGGCCACCAGAAGGCGGCGTAATAGCAGTACCCTTTACAATTCTTAAATCTGAAATATAGCCGTGAAAATCGCCACCAGTTCCGCTATAGGTTCCTATATCAACAGTGCCGGTACTCGCACCATATGTTCCTGTGGAATCATTTCGCGTATCAACTAAAACTCCGTCTAAAAATAAAGTTAAAACTGATCCAGACCTTGTAACAGAAACATGATACCATTGGTTTTCTGTGATAGATGAATTGGAGCTTTTAACAACATCATTAGTACTGTGATAAAAACCAACATAATTATTAGAACTGTTTAAATATAGTTGCGTAGTGCCAATTTTTAATATGCTTGGATGTTGTGAATCCAAAGTAATAGAAGAGGGGTTAAACCAGCACTCAATGGTAAAATTAATATTACTATCTAAGCTAAATCCAGAATTTGCGGTCAATGAAAGATTGTCAGATGAGCCATCAAAATAAGTCGAATACCCTCCATGTCTATACGGGCTAAACGTACCAGCGTGAGCATCTCCGACTACAGTAATGGTGTGGTTATTAGTAGATGCATCAGTTATGTCGTTATTATCTGACGTTCCTGTTGCTGTTGCTAATAGAGTTGTGTAATTACTATTAGTTATTATAGTAATAAACTCTAAGGTAAAGCTATTAACAGAAGAAGCTTGATTAATACCATCAGAAGCAGTAAAGGTTAATTCAAAAGTACCAGCGTACGCTTCAGTACTTGTTGGAGTAATTGTAAATTGATTAGTATTAGCACCAGTACCTTGTACTATAGTTGCTGTGGTACCACCTCCATTAGTCAGTGATCCTGTAGTAACAGCATAGCTATATGTTAATGGGACATCTTCTGGGTCTGCTGCAGTGATGGTAAGTACAAGAGCAGAGCCATCGGTAGCAAGGGTAAACGGGGTTGTATTAGCAGAAGGATCTTGTACTGAGGTAATAGAAGGATTTGTGTTTATTAATCCAATAGAATACCATCCAGTGCCGTTACTGATGTAAAGTCTATTAGATCCGGATATAAAAGCTTCATCACCTGCTGTTAATCCTGTAGTAGGTAAATCATCTACTGTAGCATATACAGTAACACCAGCTCCAGCCGATATAGCCCCGGATATATCTAACACATCATTAGCAACAGCTTGACCGATTCTACGCGCTATCTTTCTATTTCTAGATACCATTTAGTTAGCCTTTAATGAAATTGATATTTATGTTAAATTATACTGTACTAATTTAGGAGAAGCTACAACATAACCGTTAATAAAGTAGAATTTTGATCCATCACTACTAAAGTCTATATCTTGAAATGTTACAGGATCTGATTGTCCTGTAAGTTCTAATGCTCCATCATAAGTGGCTGTGGATAGGTCTTTAGCAGTTGATAAAGAAAGTTGATGAACTGATGAAAAATATGATTGGAATGAGACACCTAACCAGACTTTAGTATCGTTTTGTCCTAACCTTATATACCTAAACTTGACATTAGCGGCGTCGTATATTAAAGGAAAGGTGTAAGTGTAATCTGCTATAGTCGATGCCGTGCTTGCATCCCAAGCGGTTGTTAAATTGTACATGTATATAACCTGAGTGTTGCCTCCAGGAGCACTATACAAAGATAAACCATCACTAGAGAAAGTAAAATTATCACCTGCTCCAATAACATTTGAAACTACTGTTTTTGAAGCTAAATTTATTGTAGTTACATCCCAAGGGGTTGTAATATCATACTGTCCAAAAAAGTTACCATTATCTGAAACATATAATCTACTACCGTCAGGTTTTACTCTCATTGCATCTGGTCGCGTGGTACCGAGGCTACTACTAATAGTTCCTGCTGACATTGTAGATACGTCCCAAGCTGTTGATAAGTCAAACGTCTCTATATACCCAGAAAACGCGTCTCCTACCCATAGTTTAGTACCATCCGGTTTAAATTCAAAGTTATAACGCGCTTGATTGTTAAAAGTGTATTCATAATCTTTAGTGGGGCGGTTTATATGGTATGCAGTTCTCAATTTATACTGATCAATTCTGTTAGTTGCATCAGCATTGTTTGCAATAAAGTACTCTCCGTTTTCAGTTATGAGTAAATCTCTAGCAACCCCCGATAGTCCGTTTGGAGATCCTCCATGCTGGTCAGGCGTAGCTGTAGAAATATCCCAAGGAGTGGAAAGCGTCCATCGTAAAATTCCTCGAGCGTAACCCCAAGAAGTTTCAGCTACATACAAATACGTACCATTATTTGCAAAGGATATTCCTCTTGGCGCGCTGGAGGCTGGAAAGTCGGTAGGCACTGTTATGTTTATATTATCATAACTTAGTGTACTTATGTCCCAAGATGTGCTTAAGCTGTATTGATGCACCTTATCTGATCCATACCCTATTGTATAAACTTTAGAGCCATCGGATTTAAAATGTAAGCTTTGCCCACTCGCTTCTTGGGCTGCTGTTGAAGGACTTAAAGCAGTATAAGAAGCGGTTGATAGATCAAAAGCTGTACTTAATGTATGTTCGGCAATAGCATCATTAGTAACATAACTAAAGGAATAAAGTTTAGTACCATCCGGTTTTAAAAATATACTGGTAGGTACAGTTTGCACTCCTCCGCTTCCTGTGTTTAAGTTATAAGTACTATGTTGAGATGCAGTGGAAATATCATAAGCAGTAGAAAGGTCATATCTATAAACTATGTCTGTTGACCTTAATACAAACCATTTAGTTCCATCTGAACTCATCCATTGTCCCCATACCTGACCAGTAACACCTGTCGCAAAGCTTTTTCGATCGGTATAGCCACTAAGGTAAGTTATATCATAATATGTAATAAATTTTAATGTAAAGCTATTAGCACTTGTAGCTGTATTGATACCATCACTAGCAGTAAAGGTTAGGCTAAATGTTCCAGCATAAGCTTCAGTGGTAGAAGGGGTAACTGTAAATACATTATCGCTCTGAGTAACAGTTGCGGTTGTACCACCACCATTAGTAAGAGATCCGGCAGTAACAGCATAGCTATAAGTGAGAGGTACATTCTCTGGATCATTAGCTGTAATAGTAATTACAGTTGCACTACCATCTGTTGATAATGTAAATGGAGTAGTGTTGGCGCTCGCATCTTGTACAGACGTAATAGCTGGGTCTGTGTTAATTAAATTAACTGAATACCAACCAGTACCATTATTAATGTAAAAGTGGCTAGTAGCTGTAACAAACGCCATATCTCCAGCATCATTACCTGCAAGAGGTAGTAGTGCCGCTGAATCGTATACAGAAGCTCCTGCGGCAATATTTGCAAAAACTACTCCTCCGGAGCCTGTACTTTGAAGAATCTGTCCACTAGTGCCATCATCTAGTACATTAGCTAGAGTGCTTAGATTTTTTGCATTCGCTGTCATGTTTTAGCCTTTATAATACTTTAACTTTAAAATTAGCAGATATGTTAGAAGTAAATTCTAGTTTATTATTACCTACAAAATCTGCTCTGTAATCCGTTTCAGGTACGGCCTGTCTATATTTAGATGCGGCATCATAGTTAATTGTGACACCATCGGATATAGGGCTAGTACCTGAAGCTGCATAAGGAGCAATCATAAGATCCAATGTGTCTGCACTATCTTGACTGAAGTGATATGCATCTGCAACCGCATCTAGCTGAGCTTTGTTCATACGATTAAATGCTTGAGATGTTAAAGCTTGCTGTATTGTTGCATGTTCGTTATTGTTTGTACCGTTGACCCAAGTTTCTGATGTACCGAAACCTGTAGTGGTTGTAGTAAAAGAATTTGCGCCATAATTTGATCCGCCAGAAGATTTACTTTTAGTAACATATAATTTCTTTCCACTGTTTGCCCAACACATTGCAGAGATGGTTGTACTTGATCCCCCTAGATCAAGCCCCGGCTGAAAAGATATATTATTATAAGAAGCTGTGCTTGGATCCCAAGCGGTAGATAAATCATACTCTCTTACATAATGGCTATTTGCAGTTCCGTCATATAAATGAAGATACATTTTTAAACCATCATCATTAAATAGAATATCTCTTCCAGAGTTACTATTTAAAAACGCAGATGTTACTCCTATATAACTACCTGTTGTTATATCCCAAGGTGTTGTTAAATTCCAAGAATAGACTGTGGAATCATATCGTAAAATATACACCTTTGAACCATCAGATTTAAAGAAAAGACCATATGATTCCAATAAGGGTCCTGCAGGATAATTTCCGGTTGCTGTGTGTGATGCTGTTGACACATCCCATGCAGTACTTAATGCATACTCGCTTATAGTGGCTGTACTTTGAGGATCTAATACATACATTTTTGTACCATCCGGCTTAAAGATAAGCCCCCAAGGGTATGTAAGCCCAGTCAGTGTATATGAAACATTGTTATAAGCACCAGTACTAAGATCAAATGGTGTAGATAAATCATATTCAAAGATTGTTTTGGTGGTGACATCTAAAATATACATTTTAGTTCCATCAGTTTTCATAACCACTTCTTGTGGGTTGCCTGCCTGAGATCCAACATTAAATGATGATCCAAAACTTGGCGCAGAAAGGCTATATCCAACACCAGAAGAAAGAGTAAACGTACCATCACCAGTCGCACTAGGTGTTAATGTTGAACTGGCATAAGAAATAGGCTTTTCGTCATAGAAGTCATAGTTGGTTGCATTAGCATTTACGTCCCATTGACCTTTAGCAGATATTCCTGCCTGAGGTACTTCTTTATAAGCTTGAACAATCGGCACAGGAGTAGAAGTAGTAGTAAAATTTATAGTAGTAGTTTGATCAGAATCCATTGAAGCAGTTAATGAACCAATAGTCTCACCGCCAGTTCCAGCGCTTACTTCACTTGAAAATGCAATAGATCCATCATTTTGTATATTAATATTTCTAGCTAGCTTTGCAAGATTAAAATTCTTAGTTGCCATCTTGGTCCTCTTCGCTGTCATCTGGAATTTCACCTGACGACTTTTCTTGTGCTATCTGATCTTTCATCTCTTTCATTGCATCATCATCTAGTAAGAGAACATTTTTCATTACATACTCTTTAGAGAAGAATTCACCCACATATTGTTGCATCACATCTAGAGTTTGTAATTTCTCTCTAAGAAGTTCTGCATCTCTTAGCTCTGAGAAATGATTATCTCTAACATAATCTACGACAATATCGTTCTTCCAGTTATCCCAATCTTCTTCGGTAATAACACCTTTCAGCATCAACTGTTTCTTAAGAATACCTAAGAATAAAGAAGAAAACTTATTACGCAGCCTATCAATAAACTTTTGAAACTTAAGTTCATCTCTATTTATCTCAGATGCTCTACCTAATAATCCAGCAGCTTGATCTTGTTCTAATCGTGATACAGGAACATTGAGAGCTTTATACATCTTTTTCTGGAAGTATAAAATATCATCGATTTGACCTAGATTCTCTCCCCCAGGTAAAGTAGTAATCTCTGTACCTCTACCACCCTCTCTACGAGGTAACCAGAAGTCTTCGAGCATAGACATATGCTTTCGATCATCTCTAATCTTACCTGAATCAGCATCATACACAAGTTTATTACGGTAACGAGCCATAATATCTTTCATATATGTTTCTGCTTTACCTCTAGGTAAGTTACCTACATCGATATAAAATATTCTGCGTTCTGGTGCTCTGGCTAGTCTGTAAATAACTAACGAGTCTTCCATCATACGCAATTGGTTGATAGGCTTTAAAGCTTTATGAAGATGTGATACAATTCTTTTACGATCAATATCAAGCAAACCGGAAGTGACATAAGATACTGCATCGTTTGATAGCTTTACACCTTGATTTGTACCGCCCGGTTTTTCCTGGTAGATATAAAATTCATTTACACTCTCTACTAGAGACGCTCCAGTAGCTTCATCTTTCTTTTTCTTTACTTCTTTTACTTTACGAATTTTAGCCGCGTCGATAGGTCTAATCTCTTGAATACCAGCTTTAGGTTGAGATTCATTAATAACAAGGTGGTGATACACTCTACCATCAATATACCATCTTCTAAAGATATCATGTCCTAACTCTTTAAAGTTAAGCATAGAGCAAACTTCTTCAAACTCTGTAGTAATAACTTTCTTAAGTTGATCACTGAGTCCTTCTACATGATCTAAAATAAGAGTAACAGGTAATTCATTCTCACCTGATACAATAGATTCGTTCACAATATCATCGATAGCTGCATCTACCTCAGGGTGATAAGATACAGCTCGGTATTGCTTAATATTCTGAATGTTGTCCTTTGCATGTTCTCCACCGTCCACATTTACATATGTACCATAATGTGACCCAGCGGCTGTTACATAACCAGCGCCATCTTCATCAACTGGAGGAACAATAGAACGAAGTTTATCATCAGACTTATCCTTAGCCCGCTTGATTTCAAATCCAAAAAGTCTTATACTATCATCAGCCATTTTCGTTCCTA